TCCCGCGCGCGCGATACCGCCAGCCGTCGCCGCTCGCCTCGCTGCCGTTGCCCATCCGGTTGGCGTAGGCGCGGCTCAGCGCCGCCTTTGGCTTCCCGGCATAGGCGCGGGCCTGCGCGCGGGTGAAATATTTCGGGAACACGTCATGCAGCCGGTCGCCGGAATACCACCCCGATTCTTCCATGCGCGAGAAGCCCACGCCGTCCCACGAGCTTTCGTGCGCGTTGCGCGCCAGCCAGTGCTGCACGCGCAACGGCTTGTCGAGCAGCCCGGCCGCCGCGACCTCATCAGGCGGATCGGCGATCGCGGCGAGCACGTCCTCGCGCCCGCCCGGCGCGAAGCGCTTGAGCGCGTCCAGCGACAACGCCATCAGATCACCGTTACGCGCACTTCGCCGCGCGCGCCATCCGCCTGTGAGCCTCCGCCGCCACCCGGCGCGGAGCCGTTTGATCCCGCGTCGCCGCCATCACCACCGATCACCGATGTGCCGCCTGCGCCGCCGTCGCCTCCGCCACCCGCGCCGCCATAAATAGCATCATTGCCCGGACCGTCGTCGCCGGAGCCGCCTTGAAAACCCGATTCTGAAAGTCCCCGGCGACTGCCGCCACTTTCACCCGATGAGACGGAAGCAGTGCCGCCACCACCGCCAAAAGCGTCGAGCCATGAGCCGAAAGACGAATCGCCACCATCATTGCCGGGAGTTGTGCCGCCTGCACCGACAGTGACGGTCTCGGACGCGCCCAGATCAGCCAGCGCGAAAATCGCACGAGCGTACTCCGCGCCACCGCCGCCGGAGTCTTCGGATGCGTCGGCGCCGCCACCCCCGCCGCCCCACATCTCGACAATGGCGATCGTGCCGCTCGCGGGCTTGTTCCACGTCCCCGACGCGGTAAACACCTGACGGTCCACGCTGCCGCTTGAACCACCACCCGCCATAGCCGGAAAGCGCACGAATTTGCCGGCGAAAAACGCCACCGGATAGACCGTGCCAGCGTCGAAGTCGCCGCTGCCCAGCGCCGTGCCGTCCGCAGTCTCGACATCATACCAAGGGTTGCTGCTTGTCACACGCAGGCGCACTGGCCCGGTGGCGCTGGCGCTGGGCTTGATGTAAAACCCCATGCCCTCGATGACGTCGGCGGCCAGAGCCGGGCTGACCTCGACCGTGTAATCATTGCCCGAATTGGTGACGCTGGTCGGCACCAGCCACGCCTTCTCCCATAGCGATTTCACGGTATCAGAGACGTCGTCCATGTAGTCCGCCCCGCTCACCGGCGCAGTGGCTGATGAGGTCGGCAGTGTGCGCTTGACAGTCATTGTTTTGTCCTTTGAGTTTCCGGGCCATATCCACGGCCCGGTTTCGCGCAACGCGCGGCGGCCGGTCGGCCTTACAGCGCGCCGAAGGGGCGCGCTGGGGCGCGTCACGCTAATGTGGGAACCGCCCCCAGCCGCGCACTGGCGCGGCTGAGCCCGCGACTGCGGGCCGGGCCTTAGGCCCGTAAACAGCGGCGCGGATGCGCCGCTGACATCATAACCCTGCCGTCAGGTCTGGCGCCTCGTCCACCATCGTGAGCTGCGCCGTCAAGTCTTGCTGCGGCGTGATCTCCGTGACGATCAGCCGGCGGAATTCCCGGCCAAGCTGCCCGACGCTAACCAGCGCGCCCGGACCGATATCCGCGATGGCCCCGCTGTCAAACGGCCCCCCTGCGTGGGTGTCGTCGCTCACCGGCGTTGCCAGGTCGAGCGTGTCGGTCTCGCCTGTGGCCGTGCTGATCTCATGGACCGTCACCGTGCCGTCGGTGCGCCGGATCGCGATGCCGGTTTTCGCGCCGACATCGAGCATGTCGCTGACCTGAAGCACATCGCTGGTCGCGAGCAGATCATCCTCGTTTTTGACCTCCACCGGTGCATCCAGCGTGATTGCCTCGACATCGCCGCCATTCACAGTCGTGTCGACAATCCGGCCTGCGCCGAACTGGCGGCTGAGCACGTCATGCTGCACGCCGACGAGACTGCCGCGCCGGCACACGATTGCCTCCGCCGGCGCGGTTAGTGAATAAAACGCGCTGCGCAATTCAACCTGCAGCAAGTCGTATTCCGCGCGGCGGATCACGTCCGCCTCGCTCACCAGCCCCTCAAAGGTCACCTGCTCCAGCCGCGCCTCGGATGCGGGCGCGCCGGGCCGGCGCACTGTGATCTGCCGCTTGTCATAGTTGCGGGCCGCTTCGCGGAAATTGACGCGAAAGCCGCTGGGCAGGCGTGCGAACGCGCGCCTCCACGAAAAGCCGTTCGAGTTGCGCGGCGTGAATATCTGGATGGGCGAGTCCGCCGAGCGGTCAAAGTCTTGCGCGACGCCCCAGACCTCGGATTGCGTCGGCCGGGCAAACCCGCACGAAGCGAGGATTCGCAGTACATCGGCCGTGCGCTCGCTTTCCACGATCGCATCGCAAGTATAGCCCCGCGCCGCGCATCGTGCGTGCCAGCCCTTGAGCACATCCTCGTCCAGAAGCGCGTTCGGCAGCGGGTCGAAGTTCTGCCCGCCGATCAGCACGTCGCGAAAATGCGCCGCTGGGTTCGAGGTCGTCGTAAAATCCGTCCAGTTTGCCCCGTCCAGATCATAAACATAGCCGCTGGCCTCGACGCTCAGCCGCTCGACGCGCCGATTGACCGCCCGCAGCGCAATCACCGCATTGCCGCCCGCCGCGATTGGCGGCTGCTCCCAGATGTTTACGAGCCGCACCAGCCCAAGCCGGTCCAATAGCCCGTCGCGCGTCAGCGGCATGGCGCCGGACTGGCGCCGGCCGAAGAAATCGAGAATATCGCTGCCGCCGTTCCACTCGTAGGTCGCGCTGTCAAAATTGCTGTCCTCGAAGGCGGCGCCGCGCTTTACTTGTACCTCGTATTCGCTGCGCGCCCAGCTCGCATCGTCGAGATAGACATCGACCCGCTCCGACAACAGCAGGACGTTCTCGATATCCGTGCTCGATGCCTTGCCGTTCTCGAAAATTTCATCGCCGCCAGTGTCGGCGTCGAAATAGCTGTCGGCCGTCCAGCCGCCGCCGGTGGGCTGGACGTTCTGCGCCGGCACATTGAGCCGCGCCTGCACAAAGCCGGTGTCGCTTGGCGGCTCGGGCAGGGTGTCATCAAATTCGCTGCCCCAGATCAGCCGCACCTGAAGGCGTTGCGGGCTTTGCGTCGCGTTCAGATAGTGGATCTCGGGCAGGTTGCGCCACGTCGTGTCGCCGCGCTGGCGCAACCGGACGCGGATCGGGATACGGATTGGCACCTCGTCGGGCTGGGTACCCGTGCCGAGCACGTCGGAATTTGACGTGAACAGCCCGTCGAGCTGGAATTGCAGCCAGTTCTGATCCGGCGCATCGCGCGTCGCCACGGTGTGCCAGACCGGCAACGGACCATCGGCGTCGCCGTCGATCTGAGAGCCGTCCGCCGGATCGGTCTTGTGCACCGAAAGCTGAACATTGACCTCCTGGCTGCGGCCTTGGCGCGTCGCCAGTTGCAGCGGATCGTCATCGGCCAGCCCCTCGCGCGCCTCGATCTCCAAATCGGTCGCGTCATTTGCCGGCACCTCGACATCGGCGTCGCCGAGCCGGAAGCCCTCCAGCTTGTGCGGCCCCGCCAGCACATAGACCGCCTCGACAATCTCGTCCTGCCCGTCCAGCTGAATGAAAGGTTCGGCCGCCAGCGGCGGGAACACACGGCGCGTGCCGACCACACGCGGGATTGCCGCGTTCGGCTCCAACACATTGCCTTCGACGGCCGCGGGCTCCAGCCGGTCCTGCCCGCCGCCGCGGCGTTCGGCCTCCACTCCCTGGTCCACCGCCGGCGGGGGCGACAGCGCCCCGAGGATCAGCGAGCCGGCGATGCCCACGCCTGCGGCGAGGGCCGACGCGCCCAAGCCGCCGCTGGCAAACAGTGTCGTGCCCAGCACCGGCGCCAGCGCGCCTCCGGCAATGCCCGCCGTCGCCACCGTTAGAGCCAGCGCCGCGACGACGCCGAGCACCTGCTTGCCGCCGCCGCCCTCGCCGCCGCCGCGCAGCGGCATGTGAAGCGTGATAACCTCACCGGCCTTGATGCGCACATGCGCCCACATCGCACGCGGCACGGGGTCCGCGCCGACGCACACAACGCCGCGCGCGACGAAATCCTCCGGCAGATGCGCTGCCGCTGCGCCAACGATATCGCGCACATAAGCGCCCGGCGCGTGAAACTGCCGCTCGGGGCTGCCCAGCGCGAAGGGCGCGCGATAAAGGCTCACGACAGGCGCGAGGCTTACGGCGAGGCTGTCTGGCTCATATGCCGTCTGAAGCATTTGACCCTGTTCCTGATCGTCCAGTGCGACAGCGGCACCACCGCCGCATTCAGCTGCCGCTCGATATGCAGCACAGCCGCGCCATCAATCATCACGCCGACATGGCCGACCGACCGCCGCCCGTAAAACGTCATCACCGCCACGTCGAACGCACGCGGCGCATCGATCGGGTGCCACGCCGGGTCCGACCACGCGCCCGCTACCATCATCGCCGACAGCGCACGCAGCTCGGATGCCGAAATCTCGCCGTAGCCCGGAAGCTTCACGTCCAGCTCACGCGCATAGACAAGCCGCACCAGCCCCCAACAGTCCACGCCGCCATCGCCGCGCCCACCATCAACGAACGGCAGGCCGACATACTCGCCCCACCAGCAGGTGCTATGCTGCGCGATCGCCACCGCCACCGCCTTGCCAAGAGCTGTCCATGTCACCCTCAACCTCGACGGTCGCCGATTTCAGGGCTTGCGGCTTGTTCCATGTGCCCGCCTCGCCGACCGCGTACCGGTCGCGCAAATCGCCGCCGTTCGCGGTTACACCGTGCTTGGCGATGGCCAGGCCGCGAGATTTGGCAAACCGCTGCCGCCATTCCTCGTCGCGCTGGCGCGCCTCCTCCAGACGCCTCATCTTCCGGCGCTCCCAGACTTCAACACGCCACAAAACCAGCACGCCAATAGAGACGATCACGGCAATCGTCAGTATCAAAAACCAGTTCGGAACCGTTCCTTCCATGTCGTCCTCCTATCGATAAAGCCCCGGAAAGCGGTCCTGCGTGACCCGCGTGCCCGGCCAGGTCTCCTGCGTGTAATCCCAGGATCGCAGGCGCCCTCGCAGCTCCTGCACATCGGCCTCCACCTCGGTCAGGTAAAGCGATTTTGCCGAATAGACCCGCGCCGAATTGCCCGCACTTAGTTCGGTGCGCGGGTCGGCGCTCAGGTCGAACTCGCTGCCCGCGATCACCTCCATGTCGATGCGTGGCGCGCCGCGCGCGGCCAGCACCGCCTCGCCGATGCGCCGGTCAACGTTTTGCACCGCAAGCTGCGCGGTCGGCATGCCTTCGGTGTCGCTCAGTAGATCAACGCGGAACATGAAGCCGGTGTGCGTGTTGCCATCAAGCACGAAATCCTTGGGGTCGCTGACCAGCCGGATCGGCTCGGAAATCCCATCATGACGCAGCGTGAGAAACACCGGAAAGAACTCCGCGCTTTCCGCACGCTCGATTTCGCGGCGCGCGCCATCAGGGATGTCGCGTTCGCTCATGCCACCTGCACCAAGGAAAAGCTGATCTGAATGATGCCCGAGGCCAGCGCCTGCTCGTTATAGGCTGGCGAACCGCCGGCAAACCGGAAGGTTTTGTCGGTGTCGGTGAAGGGGTCGCGCATCGTGAAGCTCAGGCTTCCGAAGGCGAGATCATCCTCAAAAAAGCCGACGAAGGTTGCGCGCTGGTCCCGCGTCACCGCCGGGAGCTGCACGTCGTATTGCCTCGCCACGGCGCTCGCGCGCTTGCGCTGGATCGGCGGGCCGATCTCCGGCTGAAAGCTGGCGATGTTCGATTGCGGACCGCCCGACATGCCGCTGACGGCCGGAGCGGGCAGCGAGGCTGGCCATGCGGGCATCCTACCTCACAACCTTCTGCGGGGCCTGGCCGAACCGGCCGCGGAAACTTTGGTCGGTATCGCCGCGCGTGATTGCGCGGTTCACCTCTTCGATCACGATCCGGCGCACGCTTTCGCCATTGGGCCCGCGCGCGGTTTCCTGGCGCACCTGCCCGCCGGTGTTGTTGATCACCTCGACCTTGACCGGGGCCGCCGCCATTCCGCCCGTCTGGCCACGCGGAATAACCCGTTCGCCGCGCTCCAGGATCGCCGGGAACTCGTTCGCGCCCAACCCGTTATGAAGCCGCGGCGCTTTCGCAAACGCCAGAGGCGAAACGCTGCGCGAGACGCCGCCCGAGCCGACCGTGCCACCGCCATGAAAAATGCCCGCCAGCAGCCCGCCGCCCGCGCCGCCACCACCCAGCAGCGGCTGCAAAATCTGCGTGCGCACGATCGCGCGGGTGATATCGGACAGGATCGATTGCAGCGTGTTTTGAAAATCCTTGGCCGCGATCTGGCCATCGCTGAACGCCTTGCCGAGCAGACTGTCCACGCCGCCAGCGACCGACTGGCCCAGCGTGCTCATCTGCTTGACCTCATCTTGCAGGTTCTTTGCCGGCACAATCGAGGTGGACAGCCCGCGCCCGAACCGTTCGGCTTGGTCGGCCGCCTGGCCCGTGTTTGTCGCGGTCTCACGGGTGCGCATGGACAGCGCTTCGGCACTGCGCCGGGCAATCGTCAGGGCGTTGGCGTTCTCGCGCAGGCTAGATTGCAACTCCTGCTGGCGGCGCGTCATCTCCTCGATGCTAAGGTTTACGTTGCGCAGTTGCGTGTCGCGGAACGAGAACAGGCCGCCCTCGCTCGCCTGCAGCTGGTCGCGCTTCGCGCGCAGCTCATCAAGCGCGCTGTTGACCTCGCGCAACCCAGCCTCAGTCTCAGTGATATTCTCCTGCAGCACGAAGGTGGAACGCTCGCCGATGGGGCGCATGTTTTCAAAAAAGATACGCGCCGACTCCGCCATGCTGGCGAGCGATTGGGCGAAATCCTTGATAATCGGGGCGGCCGCGATCAGCGCCTGTTTGAACTGCAGGTCGATCACGCGCGTCGCCACGCCGAAGTCGTTGTTGACCTGCTCCATGTTGCGCAGGATGCGCTCGTCAACCACGATGCCCAGCTCGCGCGCCTTGGCTGCGGTGTCATCGAGCGCGCGCGAGCCGTTGCCCAGCACCCGCACCAGATCGACGCCCGCGCGCGAAAACGCCGCCGATGCGAGCGCCGCGCGATCGGCCGCGCTTTCCATACCGGCCATCGAGTCGGCCAGCAGCCGCAGCGCCTCTTCTTGCGTCCGCGCAGCCTGGATATTCTCCAGAAGCGCCGGGTCGACCTTCTTGATCGTCGTGATCAGCGCGCCGGTGCCCGCGCGCGCCTCGCCGACGCGCTTGACAAACGCGGTCAGCGACGAGTTGAGTATGCTTTGCTTGACCCCGGCCTCTTCTGCGGCCAGTTGCAGCGTCTGGTAGAAATCCGTA